GATTAAAATGTGTGTTTGAAGGAATTAAAAAATCCGGAGAACCACACACCTTATTGGGAAATACAATGAATAACGCTTTGTATTCCAACTGTTATTTTGATTTAAAGGCTTTTGTCAAGAAGTTGAAAAAGTTGCTAATACTGAAAGGAGATGATTTCTTAGCTTGTGGTGTTTTGAAATTGAGATACGGCAAATTTGCGATCAAAAAGATGTTTCCGCATGTAATAATTAAAAAAGAAATTTGTTGTGTGCCTACATTTTGTTCTCAGATTATTCTGAAATTTCAAGGAAAATTCGTAATGATCCCAAATCCAGATAAATATTTAAATAAACTGTTAGGGAAACGATTTTCACATAGTGAAATTGCTTTTAAATTACCGGCATTACATGTCTCTTTATGTGATATATATAAACAGTATATGAACTACGAAATGGTTGAACTACTACCTAAAGCTTGCGCAATTCGTTATGGAAAACAAGAAAGGGCTTATAAAATGGCTTTAGATGTTTTGCTCTCGTTGGTAGAGAATAAAAAATATTTCAAAGAAATATTTACAAAAGAGATAAGTTACTACTATTAAGACATTTAATTTAATTTGGATTATGGATTTGTTTTGCAAAAATGGGAATGAACATAGATCGTTGAAAAGAAAGAATGCATGTACTATATGCAATGCAAAACAGACGAAACAACTTCAAAAAGAAACTTGTCAAAAATGCGGTAAGTTAGTCAAAAACATTAAATATCATAGATGTTCCATTAATTTCAATAGTTACGAACAGGATGCTTGGTTAGGTGACGCAGAACACAGATGTGAGGTAATAAAAATGCTAATTAAAAAAGGTCATAAAAGAGATGTATCAAATACTTTACTTACAGAGTATGTGTCAGCAACAGCTCAATGTAATTACTTATTGTCTGAAAAAATTATTACCTTAGAAGATACAGAAATTTACTCCGAACATAAGTTATCTTGTATCTTCGAAGCCATGTTCATCAATAATTTCATTTTCAAAAAAAGATACCTGGAAGAATTGGATAAAAAGATCCAAATTAATTAAAATGGCTTATGGTGACAATTACTATTCTGGCGATGCTGCAGTGCTTGAATGTACTGGTTGGGCCGACCCTAGAAATACGTCAAAGACAATTAGAAAATTACAGAAAATAAAATTCACTTATCAAGAAGAAAGAAACACGGTTGCAGATATTATCGATGAACTAAACGGTGATTTAGATGATTGTGTTTATACACATGACACTAGATTTCCACTAAAGTCAAAAATTCCAGTAATGTGCGATGAAATTCAAGAAGCCATCAAAACAGTTATATTGGCTGGTTCCTATAGACCCCCTGATGTTTCTGATACTAATAAAGATCTTACAGTTAAAAATACTTCGTTTAGTCAGAGTAAAAGCGGAAATTCGAAAAATAAAGGAAAAGATGACGATGATTCTGATAAAGGCAATAAAGATGATACTTCAATTACTTCATTGAGTGAAAGATCCCGGATGGAAAAATCTGGGAAAGCTTACTACGAAGGTGTTAAAACCCTAGCTGTAGCATTAAAGGCATGTACATTGAATCAAATGACTTTCGAAAGAAAGTATAATTTGACATGGACTTGACTACACTCGGTGGATGATTTAAGACATTATCTGAAACTTGCACAAATCACTAGATCACAATTTGATGATTGGAAAATATATAATAATTTCGAATACACAAACATTCCTGATTTGGAAAACGTAGTACGTAAATTAAGCGATGAACCTGCAAACGATATTTTGCCTGATGTTACATATGTGGTTTTACTACATTCTGCATATGACGGGGACGGTCTTGCTAATATTTGGTTCAAATACATAAATGGAAGGCTTTTCTATGATGCACTAAATTTCGAAGACATCATTTATTG